TTTGTAGGTTTTCATTACGCTCTCCGGTTGTTTAAGATTTGTAACACAATGTTGATACTTTGTACCAACATCATCTGTTCCATTGGGTCAAGCTCGTGATAGCTTGGTGTGGGGTGGGGCCATCGCTTTCGTATGGCTTCCCAATATCGTTCTACGTCATTCATGTTTATTTTACCTTTTCATCTTATTACAACACATCTTGATCGTCCGGTGTGGGATCATCAATCTCAATGAGTCGCTGCATATCTTTGTTGAACAACAAGAAACCTGCTGGCCCTGTCTCACCTGTGAATCGTGACTTCAACAATCTGACACAGGTGGTGTTACGCACTCGCTCGTCATCATGTTGTTGGTCACGCTGCAATCCGATCACAGCGTCAGATAACTGAGCGATACCTGCTGTACCACGCAGCGAAGACAGCGTCATCTCTGCACCGTTCTCAGCACCCTTGCTACCTGACTCACGTCGAGTGTGTGACACACCGAACAAACCAACACCAGTCTCTTCAACGAACGTGCGAAGCTTTGTCAGCAGCATGTCCAAACCTTTGCGTTCATCGGTGTCCATACCAGACAAGATCATTTGATAGTGGTCAAGAATGATCCAGCTACACCCCATACCCTTTGCCATCCAACGCAGTCGAGCAATGACGTTGTCAATGTCAAGGCTACCGAAGTGAGAGAACATTGTCACACGACCAGTACCCATTGTCTTTTCAAAGGCATCACGCAACTCTTGCTCTGTGTACTCTGTTGTTGGCAGATGCAAAGCCTTCATTGCTTCAATGGACATGATGCCTTGTGCTGTGCGTGATGGGGACTCTTCGAGGAAAGCGCAGCCAATCTTGTCGTCTGTCGTCATCAGCAAGTGGTGAATGATCTGCCGCAAGAACGTACTCTTACCTTGACCTGTACCTGCAGCAACAGTGACAAGCTCACGCTTACGTAGGCCACAAAGCATACCGTCAAGGGTAGTGTAGGGCCAGTGTGCATCAGGCTTTTGACGTGGCTTCTTGAGTTCATCCCACAGACTGTCACCATTGATCAAACCATCAGGAGTATATTGCTCACTGGACCACCAGCGACTAATGAACAACTGCTCTTTACTTTCGGCTAGGTAGTCACATGCGTCTTTAAAAGCCGGATCATGTTTGACAATCTTTGCTTTGCTACCGAAGATGTCAGCAACTTCTTTAGCTGCCTTGCGTCCCGGCTCATCGTTGTCAAAACAAATGACGATGGTTTCAAAACTGTCGAGGTATTCATACTGTGCTTTCACATCCTTGACAGCAGAGCCTGCGCCATTACGAATCGAAACAACAGGGTACTTACCAGCACCAATCATCTGGAACGCAGCGAGAGCATCAGCCTCACCTTCAACGATAGTGATTGTCTTGCCGCCTTTGGAGAACAGGTGCTGACCAAACAAGGTGCCAGCTTTCCAGTCGCCTTCGGTGCTGAAGATCTTGTCCTTGACGTTGCGAATCTTAGCAGCCACTAATGATCCGGTGTCGTCGAAGTATGGGAACAGATAACTGTCACCATCCCTAACTACACCATACTTTTCAACAGTGGTCTTGGTTAGTCTACGCTCACTGATACTAACGGCTACTCCGTTGTTGTATCGTTTTATGAAGCTCATGTCTTTTGGTTTGACTACTTCAGTCATGTGTTGTCTTTCTATGGTGATGTTTTCGGAAGAGGGTGTGTGTGTGCTACACACGAAGCAGTAGGTGGAGTGGTCGTCATTGAGCGATGCACCATCACTACTACCGCAGTGTTCACAACTTATGTGTGTGCGAATGAATTGTTCAATGTTCATGTGTTGCTCCTTGCTCGGATGGCTGCGGCGCACTCATGGTTACGCTCATACATCCCGTTGGTCGCCATGCCAAGTTCTTCACACACCTTCGCACACGCCTCACGCTCACCAGCACGGGCTTTCATTGCTTGGTCTTGCCAGTAGTGGTGGTCACAGAAGTCGCCTTGGTCAATGCCTTCTTTGTAAAGGTTGAATGCATAGCTTCCGCAGTTAAACTTACCCTGTTTAAATTTGCAGCGTTCCATTGTTAGTACCACAAGTTGGTGAAGTATTTACCGAACAACTCAAAGCCTCGTCGCTTACGTGCGTTGTAGGCATCCAAGCCTTCGAGGTCACACTTGATCTTATTAATCTGTTCCATGATGTTAGCTTCTTCATCCACTTCACTGTGGTCATAGAACTTATCATCACCAACAGGATCAATGTGTTCTGTCAACGCCCATATCATCTCATCCAACACCCACTCCCAACGTTTGTGCCAGTTGTCATCAATGTCCCATTCGTTTTCCTTTGGTGGTGCTGATGTACTACGCAACTCTTCAGGTACGTCTTCATCGTCCACCCTACCTGAACCACTCTTGGTCAGCTTGAGTTGTTGCAACAGCGGTGCAGCAATGAGGGCAATGGTGTGGTCGGCGTTGTAGACATCCCACCTGTCTATCATCACATCCTCTTGTCGAGGGCTACCGTCATCGTTATAGGGTCCAATAAAAACTTTCATTTCACACCTGCCTTTGAATAAATATGCATGAGTCTGCTACGAATGACAGCATCTTCACGTTCCTTTTGCAGTCCATACACAGTGCCATGATGGATGTTGTCTTTACGTTTACGTGCCACCACCTCTGTCGCAATCTGTGACGCTGTCTTCGCAGACTGTTTAGCCTTGAAGGAAATGTCATCAGCGAAGATGGATGGTCGTGGGTGCTGCGCCCACAAGAATGGGCTATGTTGATTGCAAGTACAGGTCATGATAGTTCCTTTGGAAAAAATACATTCATTGTCATTGGTGCTGTAGTACGCAACACATTCAACACCATCTGTGCCACCTCACGATGTTCCTTCTGTGTTGTTATATGTAGACGACTGTTCAGATAGTGTATCCAACTACGATAACTACCCACCATGTACATACGAGACATGGTCAAGCCTTCAGGCAGCAAAGCACGAGCTTGTTCTTTGGCGATACCACGATGCAGTGCTTCGCTGTACAGATACGTAGCCTCATTGGTCATCCTACCCTGTGCTGCTGCCCACCAAATGTCAATGTCAGCATCGGTTGTAGGCAAACTGTTTTGCCTATTCTTGCTGTCTTGCATTCGGCATTCACGCACAGCAAACTCACCCAACACAGACACGTCAGCATAACGCTGTGAGAATTCTTGAAAGCTGAAGCTGCGATGACGCAAGATCTGACGACCAATGTCACGGGTTACATTGATCTCAAGACAGGCATGTGCCATCTCAAAAGGACTGACATGCCCTTCACGCATCATGTACTTGAACAATCCTTCCTTGCTTGGGTTGTCTTGGTTGGTGGGGTTGCTAACCCTTGCAATGTAAGCCAAGTGATTGTCTGTATCGGGGGTGCTCCATACAAGTTTGACGTTGTTCATTTTCTTCCTTAGTTAAACATTGGTTGTAAGTCTCTCATGTCCTGTGCCACCGTTGCACTCTTCAGTGTGTGCCTGATGTATGGTGTTAGGCTTGATGGTGTTGCATGACCTGTCAAACTCATGATGTTGGTGGTTGCTACACCAGCCATCACCATCTCTGTCACAGCAGTGCGGCGCAAGTCCATGAGTTGTAAATCTTCAGGCAACTGGGCCTGTTCCATTATAACCCTGCCAGCCTTTGCCAACCCTTGCAAACTGTACGGCTGTAGTGTACCAGCAACAGTGCGTTGTGTAGGAAAGACATACTGCTGCCAACCTAGCTCAGCATGTTGTTGCTTCAACATTTGTTGCAGGTCTGGAGGCAGCGGGATAGACACCCTCGCCCTGCGCTTGCTCTGTGTCAGCGACAACGTACCAGTGTCAACATCGTAGCTGTCCCATGTCAACAGACGCATGTCGCCTAACCGTTGTGCTGCACAGTATGCTGTATAAATCAACAGTCCTAAGCTACGTGTCTCAAACTTGCTGAACGCCACAGTCATGAAAGCTTTGATGTGTTCACGCTCCCATGTCACACGCCTTGGCTTGCTTGTTTGTTTCTTCACAGCAGTGAAGGGGTTGAAGGTGGTGAAGCCATTGCGTATGGCATAGCTGAACAACAGCCTATACACAGCCAGCACATGACTAGCCAAGCTAACACTGTGTGCAGCATGTAAGTCGTAGATGCGCTGCATGGATGGTGTTGTCAGGTCTTGCAACCTACTGGCATACAACGTAGTGTGTGTTGCTTTGTCACCTGCCCAACGCTTGAGGTAGTAGCGATAGTCTTCCTTGCTCTTAACTGACAGCTTGACGTAGTCGATGGAGTTGATGTAGCTCTTGACTAGGTCGATCACTGTACTCTTGGTTGTCAAGTTTTTCAGGTAGCGATGTTCCTTGCGCCACTCATCAAGCACATCGTTCTGTTCGTTGCAATAGTTGATGGCATCGACAAGGTTGGTGCCCAATGCCTTGCGCTTGACAACACCAGCTTCAACAGCATCAGGTGGTGGTGCATACTTGTAAGAGACTACACCGTTGCGGTCAACGTGTTGCATGTAACGTGCTAGTTTCATGTGTTCTCCTTGAGTTTGGCTTCGATGGCTGGAATTGGCCCTGTGTAACTTTCAACGCACTCAAGACACTTGATGCACCTGTAACGATATGTACCGTCCCACCTTGCAACCCAGCTGAAGTATCTGGCCCACTCGTGTTCGTGTCTCATGGTGTTTTCCTTGCTCGAATGGCGCTTGCCACTCCTTTGTTGTCCGACCACTCCAGCTTGTCGGCCAAGGCAGCACACGCCTCACGCTCTTTTGCTACGGCCTCAGCAATCATGGCTTTGACCATCGCCTCATCGTATGTTGTTGTGATGTTCACTTGTTGCTCCTTGCTCGGATGGCGGCGCGAACAGACGCAGCGCCTTCACGCCAACCCTTGTCAAAACAGAATTGCTGTTCGTCTAACAGCGTTCCTCGACCAACAGGCTTGAGTTCTCTAGGTTTTGCTGCTCGTACTCGGCCACACGCCTCACGCTCGTCAGCCACAGCTTTTTCCACCAGCACCTTGATGTTGTGGTCAATAGCCTCTAGAACTAGCTTTGCGGCCTTGTCAACAGGTATGTCAGGGTTGGCCCAAACGCCATCTTTGGACAAGCGCAAAACTTCGATGGAGCTGTCTGTCCATTCGATGGTTGTTTCTTCAGGGCACTTGCAAGTTGATGCAGTGCCAAGTGCCCAACGCTCTCCACATTTCCAACATTGGCCGTAAAACATTATGTGTTCCTTTGCTTGAGTTTAGCCTCGGCCCACCAAACAGCAGACTGCCATGCCTGTTCAGTTACCCAAGACTCTTTGTTGCCTTGTGCGATCTCCTCATCCGTCAGCGACACCCATGTGCGCTGTGCTGGTGGGGATGTGTTGCGTTTCATGTATGCAATCAACCCGCGCAATTCACGCAAAGCAATCATTGCATCCTTATTTACAGGGTCGTTAAATGGGTTTGTTTTTGAGTGGTGCTCTTCAATAACCCTATGAAATGCCTCGACCATGCCGTCTAGGTCTAATCCAACCCAAGCCATGCGCTCCTGCTGTGCTGGTTCTTGGTAGATCGTGGTTGGGTCAATCGGCTCGGCCATCAGCCTCTCACCGTCCCACCAGACTTTGGTGACTTGCATCATGTGTTGCGCTCCTTGAGTCTTGCTTCGGCTGCTCGGATGCAGTCGGCTCGACTTCCTCCGTAGTCGTTGTTCAGAATAATTACTATATCCTCATGAGTCAGCCCAACCCAAGGGCGCTGTGCTGGCTGCTGGGATGGTGTGCCAATCCCTACGTCACCAGTTACAGGGTCAATCCGCATCCTGCCATTGGTGGCCTGATTGATGTGATCCGCAATACCTTTGTATGGCTGTGCTGGCTGCTCTGCCAGTGCTTCTCGCAGGGCGGTGATGGCCTTGTTTGTTTGTTGGTAATGGTCTTGATCTTCTGCTTTCCAGTAACCAGAATCACCAGAATCAGCCAACGATTTCCACTCATTGTTGTTTAACTCCAACGCCTCCAGCGCCAGCTTCATTGCTTCTTTGCTCATGTGTTTCTCCTTGTTTGTCGGGTGTAAGCTTGGGAATAACGCATGTTGTCGTTCATCCACTATTTTGCTCCATTCGTTTCTTTGCATACACAACACAGACATTGCATATGTGTTTACCTGTACCACTTGAGAAGAATTGCTTAACCTCTGTTTCTGGTGTGCCACAGAAGCTACACTTCGGGACGGGCGCTTTGAAGGGGATGATTGTGGCTGTGCCATTCGTGTTGTCAGTCATTTGTTACCCATATCGTACAGTTTGTTTGCAATGGCTAACAACTCGTCATGCTGTACCAGTTTGTCGAGCCATCGTTTAGGTATGGTATTGTAGCCATACAACCGACCAGCAACCATACCAGTGACAGCACCAACAGTGTCAGCGTCACCACCTTTGTTGACAGCATGGACAACAGCGTCTTCAAAGGATGATGTAGAACAGATGGAGTTCCATGCAGATGCATAGCAACCCATCACTGTACCGCTTTCTTCCTTGATACCCTTGTCGTACAGGGTCTGGTCAAACTTGACAGCACCATCGAACAACTCAGCAGCCAGTGCAGCACTATATGCAACACACTTACCAGTGCCGTGAGTGAGTAAGCCACCAGCAACAGATTCAGCAATCGCCATTGTCTTGTTGTTGTGGTTGAACAAAATGTGTGGAGCCATTCGCATGATGCCACCATTACCATCTGTCATGAGTGAGCATGAGCCACCGTAGGGACGCTTGTTAGACGAAGCACTCAGCGCTTCAGCAGTAGTAGTTCCAATATCAAAACAATAATCACGAGTACCGAATGTTCCACGATTTCTCCATTGCTTGAAGTTTTGGGCGATAGCACCCGGTGCAAAGCGTTTGTATGACAGGTAGGCATCGGCAATGCATACCGCCATAGCACCATCGTCTGTCCACTCTCCCGGTGATGTGCTGTGTACACCACCACCTACCATGTCCTTGAGTGGGTTGCCAGTGTTAGGCTCTGTGAATTCCAACGGTGCGCCGAGTGCATCACCGATAAACAAACCCATGAACATACCAATTGCGTTGTCTTTTTGCATGTAACCTCCCCTGTGCATACTAACATGTGTAATGTTAGATGATGTTATTGATGTTGCTGGTTACGTTATCCAGCGTAGCATTTTGGTAGCTACCGAATCACCCAAGGGCTACGCTTCCTTGATGCGGCATGTCTCTCCATGCTGTCACCGATTGTTCATCAAAAAGAACCCCATAGCGGTCAAGGCCATCAACAATTACGCTGTCACAAACTCGTCTGCAATGTTCCACAATGCGGTGTTGATACGCACAGCTTCCTTGATGGAAGACACTGGTCGAGCCTTACGCATGATGCCTTCAGGGTGTGTCTCAGTGATGGAGCGAATCATTGCATGACCACGAACCACACCCTCTTGAATGCGGTTGAACACAGTCCAAGCATCGTAGCCTTCGTCACCATTGCGGCGTACACTCATCACATCCTTGACTGTCTGTGCCACAGCATAAGCACCACGTTCTTGCCCTGTGTAGTCATCCCAACGGGTAGCTACACCAGCGATTGCCATGTCATGCACTTGACCAACAGACAACGACACACCACGCATCGCATCAATACGACCCATCAACTCAGGCAATGTAGCCACTGTGTTGCGGAGCATTTCTTCAAAGCCATTCAATGCCCTGCTGTGGTAGATGCGAGACTGAAAGCCATCACCTGCCACGATGCCATTGGAGCAGATGAAACGGAACGCACCAGCATAGAGCTTCACAGATCCTGTGCCATCGTGAGAGTTGTACAAGATAATTTCAGGACGAATGTCACCAGCTTCGATGATGTCAACAGTGCGGCTAAACGCCAACATGTGAGCAGCATGTTGAGGGCTGGCAGTGCGGCTACGTTTCTGTGCAGCCTGTGTTGGTAGGTAGCCATAGTCTGCCATGATGGGCAGCACATCGCTGGTGTTGAGGGATACGTAACGGTCTGTCAAGCGGTCAGACTTGGTCACACTGAATGCAGCAGGAGCACGATGGTGGATCTGTTCCACTGTGAGGGGAGAGTTGTCAGTGTTGCGAGAGAAGATGACGTGAGCCATGATATGTTTCCTTGTGGATTGTGGCGATGTTGCCGAGTTGGGCCTTCAGTGTAAAGGCTTTCCAAACAACTTGTCAAATAAGTTGTTCAGAAAACCCTACAATTTAGTCGGGCTTTGCTTTCTTTACAAGCGGTATCACTTGAGCAGTGGCACTGATGTGTACAACTTCGTTGTTCATGTCTAGGCAGTAGCTGTACATACCATCAACGTGATCGAAGAACATCATGTCATCAGGCAATCCATCCATCCACGGCAGCTTGATGTAGGAACGAGGACGCACCTTGTACAACTCACGGATGGGCAGTTGTTCGTAGTCTTGAATGTCAATGGCACTAATCATTTTGTTTCTCTTTCAATGTCGTTTTGCAAAGCAACAGAGCCATCAATGTGGCCCTGTCTGTATTGCGTATCTTCCCAACATCCAGCAGGGGTGAAGAAGGTACACATGGGTAGACCTCGTAGTCCATGCACTCTACCCAATGCATAAGCGATGGACTTACTCATCACGTATCTTACACAATGCATCAGCAAGCTTATAGCAATGACGTGACAGGGCAGCAGGGTCTTCGACCACAACACCACTGGCAAGCACACCCTTCATCACCTCAAGGGCGAAGTCATCACGCAACTCTCGTGGTGCTTTCTCAGCATAGGCAGGTCGTCCTCGTGATCGGGTTGTCTTCATTGACGTTTCATGCAAAGTTTCATCGTTCATTTGCTGTTCCTATAAAAAATGTGAGAGTTTATCGTTGCCACTTTGTCCAGTGCCTTACGCCACACTGGTTTCACCTTCACTGTGTGGTAGTGGGTTGCACCACCAGTGAAGTCGTCTAAGCCACCAGCCATAGCCTGTGATGCTATGCGGTGTGCTGTGTCGATGTTGCCTGTCAGAGATTTGTTACGTCCCTTCGCTGTATTAGTCCAGCTAAATTGTTTACGTTGGTATACAACTTCACAGACTGTCTTGTTTTGCTGCTTAGCCCTGTTCAATGTAACCAGTGCCACAGCTTTCATGCCTTCAACACCCTCACCTCGTGCCTCATGGTAGATGTTCTTCAACATGCATTGCCACTCAGACACAACAGCGGGTGATGGTGTTGGTTCATGCTCACATGAGGCTGTGCTGAGCAGCAACGCACCACAGAACACAGCGATGGGGATGTGTTGGGCTATGCTCATGTCACACCCCTTGTTCCTCTGCCATCAATGCTGCCCACTTGAGCCACATGTACCGCATACCTTGTACTTTATGGTTGATGTTTTCGTACATGTCAGGCATATCACCATACTGCTTGAACAGACTTGCGCTACCTGTGTCGCATCCCATAGCGTTCAAACCAGTGATGACACGATGCTTTAAATCATATTCTGATACACCAACATTTGTAAAAGACAATTGCCAGACGGCTTCATGAACAGCACAACAGGAGAACTTTTCTTTACCTGAACCTTCGGTATATCTGTTGTCGGCTAATAAGCATTTGTCAGCAGCGTAGTGCAGCACATCAGCGATGGTGGGTTGTTTCTTCATAACGGTGCATCCTCATGGTTGTTGGGGTTGAACACAGGTTGTTTCCGTCCTGTGTCGAGTGGGTTAGGCCATGCTGGAAACGGCCATGTCATTGTCGTGTCCTCACGTCTATGAAGTCACGGGCCGCTTCCATTGTAGGCACAGCCATCACATTGAATGTGTCACCGAAAGGGTCTTGAACGTAGCACACAAGTGAAGCAGTATCAACCTGTGCTTTGTATCCAAACCCTTTCAGGTATAGGGCTATGCTGTAAGCTGTCATTTGCTTATTGAAATTGTCCATACTCATACCTCTCATAGCCACGAATACGACTGTCACGATTGCTACGCTTCTCAACAAACTTGACTCGTGTGTCTCGTTCGTTTAGTGCCATGCACAGGGTGGTGAGATCACAGTCTTCTTCCAAGTAGGCATAGTCGCCACGTTGATAGCTGTAACGGCTTATCTTGTCGGCAATGCCGAGGTTGACTAGCACGTCACGCTTGACCTTGCCCCACCCATGACCGGGGTCGTTGTACATAATGACGGTGAATGTTTTGCTCATGCTTCTTCCTTTGCAAATGTTTGATCAACGCTGTATGTCTCCCACTCATCAGAGGGAATCCATTCGTGTTGCATACGGTCTTGTTCTTCCCAAGCCTGTGCTTCGGCCTCATCTTTACTGTTGGCATCAACTGTGATAGTGACAAAGCTAGACCGTACAATCGTTACAGTGTATGTTTTCATGCTGCCACCATAGCGTTGTTGTTGATGGTGAGTCCTTCGCAGGTCACTGACACGATGGTGTCTTTGTTGACGCAGCGATAACCCGCACTGTGCATATCAAACAACACCAGATATTTGGAGTGGTTGATAGTGGATGTGCCACCTTTCAAGTGCTTGGTCACACCGATACGACCATTGAGGGTACGGGCTGTGCCATCTTTCTTGATGAAGTTGACAGTGACGAATTTGCCCTTGCTTTGGGCGATGAAGTCTGCAATTTGCATGATGTTTTCCTTTGGAAGAGACTCGACAGTGAGTCAGTAACGCTACTGGTGTATCAATAGCGTTACAAAGCACTGTCAGAATGCTTCTTCTTTGTAGTGTTCGTAAGCTTGTTCAAGCCTACTACGTAGGGTGTGGAAGGTTGATGTGAGAACGTTTGTTCTCTGTTACAGTCAGTGCCACAAGACGACCTGTCTTGATCGGATGTTCGCCGTACAAGTGGACGAAGCTGTCATACTTGTACGGGTTGTAGGTGACGGCTGTGCCGTTGTAAACGATGCGCTCAATGGTGAGTTCATCGTCAAGGCTACCGACCCATTGACCGACAACACCAGCATGTACATTCTTTTTACGTTCACGAAGGACACGTTGACGACCTGCCTCAGACACCTTGAACACACCATCAGATAGCAACACCTTGTCACTGTGTGCCACGACACGGCCTTTGTTCGGGCCTTCCAAGGCTTTAATGCTAAAGCATTTACGATGCAGATTGAAATAACAAAACACTTTTAACATATGTTTCCTTTCAGGAAGATGTGAGGGGTGTCATCAACAGCGATGCATCGACAGTGCCAGCATCGCAGCGCTTGCCAAACTCGCTGACATACATCAGCTTAACCATGATGTTCCGTGTACCTGCCATGCTATATGCTTCGGTGATGGTGTAGACCTGTGCATCTACGTTGTCATTCATCACCACCTTGTCACCGACACGGGGAAGCTTTGTAAGCTTACGGGTTTGAAGTTGTGCATAGTGTAGACGGGCATCGTCATGGTCGAAACCAGAGCGTCTTGTTGTGTACATTGTGTTTCCTTTCAGGAATTAATAATCGTCATGCCAATTGGCGGGATTTTGCAGTTGCTGACCGAAGCAATTGAACAATCGACCACATCTGCACTCAGTGTCGTGACCACCTTCATCACTGTGTGTTTCAATCTTCGCACCACACACACAGCGCCATTGACGAGTGTATGTACCATTATTGTTTTCAATAATTTTCATTTTGTTTCCTTTCAGGAGAGCTTGATATAAACCCTGTGACCCAGTGCCACAAAGCTTATGAAAGCCACGTCATTATCTGCACCGACCCCGATGCCATGACGTAGTCCCTATGCATATTTTCACCGCCATATGCTAGAGCAGGACATGGATGTTGCGTCCCATGAATAACGCTGGCCTATAGCATCATCTGTCACATGATGCCGACACCACATTAGGTTTTTAAAGAACAATTTGATGGTGGCGATGCACCGATGGCCTCAATTATGAGGACTTTGCAAAACCCCTGTCAAATGTAGGGACTTTGCAAAGCCTCCCCCGAAGGGGAAGCATTGTCTCATGCTTGCTGCAACATGAACACAGACTTGGGGGTGTCAACGACAAAGCCTGTCATATCACGCTTAGCCTTGCCTTTGGCATACAGTGCCACAACAACACCCTTTGGGTCAATGTGTCGCACATCGCTGTCATCACCACCTACAACGTCCATGCCTTTGAAGATCGCAGGGATGCTTGCAACATCACGGAAAACGACAGCGAGTCGCATACCATTTTCAATGGCTTTGTTGACGAACGGCTGAAAGCCGACAACACCACTGTATGAAAATGTCAGATCATAATTCAAAGGTAAACCTTTGCGGTTCGCATCCTTGGTGTAATCGTAGAATTGAACATCAGGGAAAGCATCGAAGATGCTTGCATAGACAACACCATCAACGTCAGTAAAACCTACGGTTTCCCATCGAATGTCTGATGTACCGTTCAAACGAATGAGCAGGGTTTGAGCAGCGTTCTTTGCTTTGACAATTAAAGAACGAATGTTCTTTGCAAGTTGCTGCATGAAAGTGTTTCGCTCTTCAAAAAACCATACGGTTTTGTTGATTCTGCCCTGTGCCACATTCGACATTGCACCACGTCCGGCAGTGTATAGGCAAGCTTCGCCACATGCTGCAATAGCAGCCATGCTACATGTATTCCACTTCGTGGACTTGAACGGTGCAAGGTACAAAATACCCGTCATGAATCCAAGGGTTTCACCCTTCACGGTTTTAGCATCGCTTGAAACGGACAACAGATTTTTTGACTTGAACATGATTGTTTACCTTCGGTAAGTGACACAGCGAAATTGCTGCATGGCCTCAATTGTAGCGACCTTTAAAAACCTTGTCAACTGTGGGGTTATTTGGCAGCTTTCATCGCAACGAAGTTGCCACGGCGGTACACGGTTGCAACATCATAACATGCTGCCCATTGCAAAGCTTCGCTTCGAGTGAAAGTGTAATGACGTTTTTTGAAGCCTTGACCGATGACACAAAAGCCGAAGGCTTTTTTCAGTGCCAGAGCGATTTCGTCTTGCATGAGGTACAGGGCCATGATGAATGATGTGATGCAAATGATAGCGTACATAATGTTTTCCTTCGGAAATGTTAAAGGGTTTTCGTTGCCATCCCCCTTTAGGGGGACAGCGCAGCATTATCAGGCCATTAACTGGCGATACAAATCATACAATTCATTGTATGTTGCAACCTTTCCTGTTGCTACAGCAACCAACATTGACATGTTGTCTACGTTACCGCATTGCAGCTTCGCTGCGTCAAAGAGTTTTGCATTCTGCAAAGCAATGATGATTTGTTCGATTGACATGATGTTTTCCTTCGGAAATGTTAAGCGTTGACGAATTGTTCTGCTTCGGTCAGTGTATCAAACGATGCAACGAAGTTGCCTTCGCTGTCGTACACACCGTATTCAGTGACTACGTCACCAGTGAAAGAATCGGCGCAGATTTCAAGAGGCAGTGCCACTGATGTTGCTTCACCGTCTTCGACGGCATCCAAGTATGCACATGCCGCCTCAATGCTGGTGAATTCTTTCACGATGGACGTTTTGTCCTTGATGACGGCCCAGCCGATGTTGCCTTCGGCATTTGTGATTTCGTTGATTGTGAACATGTTGTTTACCTTCGGTAAGTGAGAGCAGCAAAATCGCTGTTCGGCCTCAATTATGCCGACTTTAAAATGGCCTTGTCAACTGTAGGGTTATATGTCCTTCAAAACTGTAGGGTCTTTGTTGGTCGATGACCTCACATCATACGGGGGAGATCTGTGCAGGCTCGATGAATAGGGGGATATAGCTATAGGTTTTCTCTATCGTATACCGCCCTTCGATAGTCACTCTATTGCTTAAAAAAGAGGCACTAATCTGTCCCCAATTAAATAAATCACCGATAGTTGATCAGTTTCCTCATGCATGTAAGTCTTTGAATTCATTGAAGATCTACATATGCGGGTCAAATTGAATGCGCCTATGCGTTGCGCCCTGCGCTGCGATGCATACCTATGTATGCGGCTGCGCGACTGCGCCTAAGCATGGCGTGGGCGTGGGCCAGTAGGGGGTGGGGCGCTAGTTGTA